GCTGCTGGTAAGACAGTAAAGCCAATTGAAACGTGGACAGAAACCATTGCTGAAGTGGTGGTTGATGAAGCAAACCCAAAAGTTACCCAGTCGGAAGCCTAAACAGAATTGTTTGGGAGTTGGCTATCGCGACCAACTTGTCAAAGGAACAATTCGAAACGGCTGAGGACATTTTGACAGTGCTTGAAATACTGGAAGGACGGGCAAATGGCAAGTGACTCAATCACCTACGACAAGGCTGAGTTGCGCGCCATTACCCGTTCCTTCAAAGCAATGGACGACGAAGCCTTAGCACAAGCCAAAAAGAATTCTGCTGAATTGGCTTCATGGGTTCGCGGCAAGATCATTGACGCAGCAAGCACCAAAACCCGTAACCGTCAAGACAACAAGGTTGCTGAAGGTTCAAAGGTTTCAAAGTCATCAAAAATTGGTGAAATTTCATTTGGTTACGCAGGGCAGAAATTAAGCGGTGGCGGCACAACGCAACAGATTTGGGGCGGTGCTGAATTCGGTTCAAATAAATACAAGCAGTTCCCAGTTTGGTCAGGGCGAGAAGGTCGCGGCTCACGCGGTTGGTTTATTTATCCAACGCTTAGAAGTGTTCAACCTGAGATCGTTAAACGTTGGGAAAATGGGTTTTCCGAAATAGTAAAGAGGTTTGACTAATGGCAGGCAGTCGCACGCTTAAACTCACCATTCTTGGTGACGTTGACAACCTCAACAAGTCGCTCAAAACTGCCACGGCAGACGTCGAAACATTCGGCGACAAAATGGGCAAGGTCGGCAAAATCGTCGGCGCGGCATTCGTTGCAGCAGCCGCAGCCGCTGGTGCTTATGCGGTCAAGATTGGCATTGAAGGCGTCAAGGCAGCCATTGAAGACGAAAAGGCGCAAACACAATTGGCGCTGGCGTTGGAAAACGCAACAGGTGCAACAAAGCAACAAATTGCAGCAACTGAACAATCTATTCTTCAAATGTCATTGGCGTCAGGCGTTGCAGACGATCAGTTGCGCCCTGCCCTGGCTCGTTTAGTTCGATCAACTGGAGACATAACACAAGCACAAGATTTGCTTACAACGGCGCTTGACGTTTCGACTGCAACAGGCAAACCGCTTGAAACAGTTGCCAACGCGTTGGGTAAGGCGTACGACGGAAACACCGCGGCATTGGGCAAGTTGGGCATTGGACTTTCATCAGCCGAACTGAAAACAATGAATTTCACTCAGGTTCAAAGCAAACTCACAGATTTGTTTGGTGGGGCTGCTGCGCGCAACGCTGACACTTATGCAGGGCGAATTGCTCGCATGCAAGTTGCATTTGACGAAGCAAAAGAAACAATTGGTTTTGCGTTGCTGCCAATTCTTGAAAAGGTCATCAACTTCATAAATCAAAACGCGCTGCCAGTCATCAACGCATTTTCAGGTGCGTTTAGTCTTAACGGCAACGGACTTGGTGGCGTGCTGACAACAGTTGGCAACATCATCACAAACATTTTCACGCCTATCATTAACGGACTTGTCAAAGCCTTTGGGTACATCAAAGAAGCAATTGGTGACAACCTAGAAGTTTTCAAAGAATTTGGCGGTTACATTCAAACGTATCTTGCGCCAATTGTTGGCAATTATTTGGGCGCAGCCTTAACAATGGCGGGTAAAATCGCCGGGGGTGTCATTGACGTCATTGCTGGAGTTGTGCGAGTTTTAAACGGCTTGATTTCAGGCGCGGTGACAGGTATCAACGCCTTGATTTCTGCTTACAATGCAATTCCATTTTTGCCAAACGTTGGCAAGATTTCAGTGCCGTCAGTTAGCATTCCAGCGGTTTCAGTGCCAGCAAGCAAAGGCACTACAGTTTCAACTTCATTGCCTGCATTTACGCCTTCAACTGGTGGCACAACAACTTCAGGCGGTGGCGTTGCAACGGCTGCAAAAACTGCTGCAACCGTGGCAGCGGCTTCAAATGTTGTTTCATCAAACTTCAACCCTGGTTTGTTCCGTCAGGCTGAAGCCGCTTCAATGGGGACGACGATCAACCTGACCGTAACTGGCGCGTTTGATAAAGAAGGCACCGCCCGCACAATCGTTGAGACTTTGAACAATTCCTACTATCGCGGCACAGGTGGCGCAACTAACCTGCAAATAGCATGACGCAATGGTCACCGATTTGGAAGGTCACAATTGACGGCGTTGAGTACACGGACGCCATTTTGGCAAACCTGACCATTCGCAGCGGTCGCACAAACATTTATGAGCAGGCACAAGCAGGCTACGTCAACATTCAGTTGATTGACCTTGATCAAACTGCAATTCCAGTCAGCGTCAATTCCAGCATTTCAATTCAAGTCAAAGATACAACCGCAACATTTGTGCCAATTTTCGGCGGCACAGTTGTTGACATTGCGTTGGAAGTTCGCGACGTGGGTTCAACCATGTTCACGCAAACTTATTCGATCACCGCATTGGGTGCATTGGCACGCTTACCAAAGGCTTTGACCAATGGCGTGCTTTCAAAGGACTATGACGGCAATCAGATTTTGGCAATTTTGACTGACTTACTGGTCAATAACTGGTCAGAGGTAGCACCGTCAATCACATGGGCGGGATACAACCCAACAACAACATGGGCAACGGCTGAAAACACAGGTTTGGGCGAAATTGACACGCCTGGAGATTATGAGTTGGCTGCACGTTCTAGCAGCCGCACAGACGCTTATTCGCTAGTTTCACGCCTTGCCACTTCAGGGCTTGGTTACATTTACGAAGACGCAAACGGTGCTATTTCCTACGCAGACGCAACCCACCGCAGTCAGTACCTTTCAACCAACGGTTACGTCCAACTTACTGCCAACCAGGCACGTGCGGCAGGTTTGCGCACCGAAACCCGCGCTGGAGACGTTCGCAACAACCTAACCATTCAGTACGGCTCAACCAGCAGCAGCGAAGTAAGCGCGAGCGACGACACTTCAATTGCAACTTATGGCAGCCTTTCGCAGATCATCACCACAACCTTGCACAACTCAACTGACGCAACGGCGCAGGCAAATTTCTATTTGGCGCTGCGTAAAAACCCACAACCAATTTTTAGCGAAATAACATTTGACCTGACAAACCCTGAATTGGACAACTCAGACCGTGACGCCTTGATTGAAATTTTCATGGGCATGCCCGTTGCTATTAACGACCTGCCTGGCAACATGGGTTCAATCTTTCAAGGTTTTGTTGAAGGCTGGTCATTCCAGGCGTCGTACAACCGCCTTTCAATTTCACTGATCGTTTCACCAACGGCTTATTCATTGCAGGCATTGCAGTGGGACGAAATCTCAAACACTTTCACCTGGTCGGGCGTGTCGCCAACGCTTGATTGGGCACGTGCAACAATTGTCACTTGATAAGGAGAAAACATGACAAACCCAACCAGTAATTTCGGGTGGCAAATGCCCACTTCGACGGACTTGGTCACAGACCTGCCCGCCGATTTTGAAACATTTGGACAAGCCGTTGACACATCATTGGCAGATTTAAAAGGTGGCACAACTGGACAGGTTTTGGCAAAAGCGTCAAATACCAACATGGACTTCACATGGGTTGCGCAAGATGACTCAAATGCAATTCAAAACGCAATTGTTGACGCCAAAGGCGATTTAATTGCAGCAAGCGCAGCCGATACACCTGCGCGCCTTGCAGTAGGCAACAACGGCGAAACGCTCGTAGCAGATAGTTCCACCTCAACAGGCTTGCGCTATAACCCAAACTATACGGCTGGCAAGAACTTTGCAATTAACGGCGGTTTTGACATTTGGCAAAGAGGCACATCTTTTACGACTTCCAATGGTGGCAATGCTTACAACGCAGACCGCTGGACTTATTATGGTGGTGGTACAGGAACAATCACTCAAAGCACCGCTTTACTTAGAGACGGCGCACAGTATGCGTTGAGGTTTACAAGCACAAGCGCAACAGGCAACGCAGACATTTATCAAATAATGGAAACGCCAAACACAGTCCAATTACAAGGCAAGGTAATTACTCTTTCAGTTTA